GGAAACTCGAGCCCGTCCGGATGCACTATCTGGAAGGGCTGGTCATCAACCGGAAGCTCGCGCTCCAGTATGGGGATGTCGTTCGGACCCATCAGCGACGGGTGAAGGAGAGCTTCTGCTCCTGATCGCCCTGATCGGCCATCGCCTTGCGGAAGGAAACGCCTTCCGCCGGCTCGGGCGTGCGCACCTGGGGCGGCGCCTTCATGCCGACCGCGGCGATGTCTCCGGACGGCAGCGGAGTCGCATTGTCGCCAGCGAGGCAGTCGTTCGTCTTGTCGGTGTAGCCGCGCTTCTTGAGGTCGTGGTCCTCCATCGACTCACCGATCATGAAGCCAAGGGTGGGGAGGGTGCTCATTTTCGGTCTCCAGATATAAAACGGGGCCGGGCCGCTGCTTATCAGCGCGCGCCGGCCCCTGTTGGGCTTCTGTTTCTGAATTGAATCAGCCGAACCGAGTACCGCGACCGGCCGGCGTCTTCGGGTGCTGCATGTGAACCTGCCCGCCACCCTGCGTGTCGGCGCCGATCTCGGCCGGAGTCACGTCAGCGATACCCTGCTGATAACCGAATCCCTGCGTGATGTCGGAGCCGGAGGTCATACCGACCTCGGGCTTCGTGACGCGCGGCCCCGGCATCGCGGGATTCGTGTTCTCGGCAGAAGCGTCGCCGGGGTTATCGCCGCCGTTGGCGTAGTCCGGCTTGACCGGAGGACGACCCTCGTTCATCTCACTTCTCCTACTTTGACCGTTACGATTCTACAGCGAATCAGAACCAGCGGATCGTGACCTGAGCGGTCAGCGTGCCAGCGGGAGTGCCAGTACCCGCTACCGTATTGACCACGAGGTTCGTGATAGCCGCGCCAAGATTGCCGTCGCCGCCGGCCCCGAGGTCGATGAACCCCTTGCCAGCCTTGTTGGGCGCGTAACCAGCGATGCCGCCGTCGACATCGGCCATACCGTAGCTGGCCCACTGAGCGAGGCCGGCAACCGGAATGAGCGGCTGCTGGAGGAACTTGTTCACCGATCCGGTGACGCCGATCTGCAACAGCATCGCGCCACTCGTGTTGACGCCCGCCACAGAGGCGAACGCCTGCACGTCCTCGATCGCTGCTCCACGAGCCCACGCGGGCGGGCGAATGCCGCCCACGGTGGCCGTGGCGTTCGTGATGCCGGCGAAGGTGAAGGTCTGCCGGAGACCATGGTCGTAGCTCACGTCTGCGACTCCCACTTGAGGATGCGCGCGTTCTTCACGTCGGTTCCGGCATCGCCCTGAGTGCGACCGTAGCCGAGCAGCGCGTACCACGCGACACCCTTGGAGCGACCGTAGTCGGTCGGAATCTTGCCGCGAATCTCCTCCGGAATCGCGATGGCTTCCGCCACCGTGTCCTCGCCGAAGAAGAAAATCCAGTCCGACTTGCCGTTGTTCCACGGATCGGCCGTGTCGGTCTGCGGGTTGAAGGTGGTGCTGTCTTCCGCGCCACCAGCGGGGATGTGCGTCTGCTCGACGAAGCGCATGTTGTAGAAGCGCCCGATCTCGCCGTTGAGAATCTCCTGGAAGCCCGTCTCCGTGTACTGGTAGACGCCTTCGAGGTCGAGCTTCAACTGCGCGAACGTCGTCGGACGGCCGATGCAGTAGTAGTCGTCGCCGATGTAGGCCGGGATGTTGCGCTCCTTCATCGTGTCGACGATCGGGCGCACATGGCCCTTGCCGAATGCGACGTTGTTGGAGACGCCGATCGAGCCGCTCTCGACGAGCGTGATCGCGGTCGTCGACGTACCGGACGCAGCCTGCACCTTGACGGGCGTCGTCTGGAACTGCGCCCATACCGCCACGTCGATCGACTGCTTGCAGTCGTGTTTCAGGACGCGGTGGATGATCTCCTGAACCGGATGCTGCGACAGGTTGTCGAGCTTGCCGGTGTAGGGGACGGAGTTGCCGTACTCCGTAAGCGTCATCGTCTTCTGCGTGATGACGAAGTTGGTCTCGGGCATCGCCGTCGTCTCGGGAAGGGCGGCACCCTTCGTCTGGACGCGCGAGTAAACGTTCCACGAGAACTTGTCGCCGCGCTGGAGGCCCTTGTCGGTCGCGTCCTTCGCGTCGCAGAACTGACGGAATTTGACGACCGGGAGCACCGCCATGCGGAGCACGTTGCTCAGCTCGGGGGCATACATATAGCCACCGAGGCTGTTCACAGACCAGAGCTGGCCTGCCATTTGACTCTCCTCCGGAGCCTTAGATGAGGGGCTGCCCTCTCGCGGCTCGCATCATGTTCACGATGTCGCTTCCGGAGGTCGGATAGGAGGATTCTTCCTCGGCGGCTGGCGCCCTTTCGCTGGCACCGGAGGGCTGCGGGAGCCTCCGCTTCATGTGCGTGCGCGTGCGCATCTGAGTCTGCACATCAGCACCCCGGCTCGAAGCGAGTTCGGGATGCAAACGCTGCGTCATCAGCGCGCCTGCGTCATCAGCGATCGAGACCAGCGAGCGCCCCTGATTCTTCGGGTCCTTGCGGAGCTGATCGAAGATTCCGCGCATCGCTGCCTGCGAAACGGGGTCATCGTTGATCTCCTTGTACTTCGAGGAGACCAGCTCGTTGACCTGTTTCACTTCGAGCTTCTGCGCCGCCTTCGCCTCAGCAGCCGCTTCGGACGCGCGAGTCTGGAAGAACTTCGCCTCGACCTTCGCAAGCACCAAGGCTGCGATGTCGTCGACAGGGGGTGTTTCCCTGCCGCGCGGCACTGCGGCCAGAACTTCGGTGAGGCTCTTTTCGACAGCCTCGGCATCGCCCTGGAACATCACGTCGACGGTCTTTTTGACCTTCGCACGGAGAGCTTCATCCACAGGGGGATTGGTCGTCCCCGACTGCTGCTGCGCGGAGGGCGTTGCGCCCGCAGCGGATGATCTGTCACGAAGCGACCGCTCCAGCCTTTCGGCCTCGGCGAGCTTTTCGCGGGCCTGATTATTCGCCTCCGTCGCGGCCTTTGCAAGAGCCGTGGCCTGCCGGAAGCGGTGGTCGGCCGCGAGCTGCATCTGGACGGCGGCGACGCCGCCGCGCGCCATGACCTCGTCCTTCGGGAGCTGGTAGCTCTGACCGAAGACCACGAGGTCGACCATCTCGGGAACAGACGAGCCGGTATCGGCGCCGGCGGGAAGCCCCGTCTGTTCGCCGTTATCGACTTCGCCAACCTGCTCATCGCCGCGCGCACGCAGCAACGCATCTTCTGAAACAGTGCGGACTTCTTCGTTCGGAGTATCGGTGCCGGTCTCGGCAGCCGCGTCGTAGGCGGCGACGCTGTCGTGCGACTCACGGTCGATCTCGACCTCGGCCTGCCTGCCGGCGTCGGCGCGGGCCATGATCGCCTTGCGCGCATCGAGCTTGGAGTTGCCGGTCATCTCCATCGTGTTCGTTCCGGTGCCGCGAGTCTCTGCATTCTGAGTGGTCTGCTCAGCCATTGTGTTTCACCTTTGGTATCAGTTGACGTGGTCTGTCTTGTTGGGCTCGAACTCCATCCAACGCTGCCCGCCGAGAACGAGGTCGGTCTTGGCGTGATCGAGGAGCGCCGATCCGACGAACGGCGTGATCCCCGGCGACATCATGCCGGCCCACGAGCCCTCCGCGTCGAGCACGACGATGGCGCAGCCGATGACGGTGGTGTCGCCAGATGACTCGATCTGCTCGGCCATGTGGCGGAGCATCGCGGGGATGGCTGGATTGTTCAAAGCGGGTCTCCTACTTCACGGTCGATGGCCTGGAGCTGTTGCTCCGCTTCGTGCGCGGTATTCATCACGTCGGCGAAGACGCCGAGAGCGGCGATGGCTCCGCGGGCCTCAATGCGCAATTTGGCGATGACCTCCTCGTCATCCGACGTGAGCCACTGGATACAAGCGGCTTGGATCGCCTCGCGGCACCGATCGCCCAGCATCCTGCCGATCGGATACTCGAAGAATCGCTCGGCGCGCAAACCCTCGCGCACGGCCTTGTAGATGTTCTCGAAGCCGAGGTCGCGGAGCTTGTCGAGGTACTCCGACTCGGCGTTGCGGCGCGCATCGTCGATCATCTGCCTGGCGGCAGCCTCGATCTCTGCTCGATCGGTCACTTCTTCCTCCGCTTTTTGCTGTGGCGCTTACGGATTTCCGGCGCGAACTTCGCCTGCCACGCGGCGAGCGTCGGCATCATCCCGCGGTGGAGCGTACCAACCGGGAAGGATTCCGCAAGACGCATTCCTACCGGGCTGTCGACGAACGCGCGAGCCATCGTGAGCGGCACGGTAAGGTTATGATCCGTCTGCATCAGTACTCCGCTTTCGGCTTGGCGCGAGTCTCCGGCAGTTTGCGCGGGCCGGCCTTCTTGTCGGCCGCGACGAACTCTTTCGCGACGGCCTTCGATGGCCCCTTCTTGCCGCGCTTCGGCTTCTCGCCCTCAGCGATGGCGAACATCATGCGCTGCTGCCTGCGAGACACGGAAGGCATGGCTCAATACTCCGTTTTCGGGTTCGCGCGGCCGGAGAACGATGCGCGAGGCACGACCTCTTTACCGCGCTTGGCGGCCGGCGCGCGAGCGATACGCCTATCGCCGACGTAGCCATCCTTGAGCGCAGCGCCCTTGATGGCCTTCGCCGGCCGCTTGTCCGGCTTGTCGACGACCGGCTGCGTGCCCGGCGTCGTGGCGCGAGATGCCGCGGACACCGGCTTCGTGTTGATGTTCGGCGGCTTCTTGAAGAAGCCGTATTTCTGCGTAGCCATGACGATCACCCTTTGTGGCCGGGGACCATTCCGAAGTCGCCGCGCTGGATCACGCCTGCTTCGTCGTTGCCCGGAAGATTGGCCGCTTTGCCGGTTCCGCCAGATTCCAGAGTTGAAACGGCACTCTCACTGCTCGGGCTGAGCAGCTCGTTGGCAAGCCGCCCCTCCTGTCCCGGCACCGCGATGTCGGGCTGCAACTGCTCCGGCGTCGCTGTCGACGTGGCGACCTGCAACGCGAATGCGCGATCGGATTCCATGATCGCGTGCGACAGGGCCTCGCGCTCCAGAAGAAGGTTTGCCTTCTTGACGGTAACGCCCTCCTCCGCGATCTGCTGGTCGATGCGCTTGATCTGGCCTTCGAGGTTCGCCTTGAACTTCTCCATGTCGATGCGAGCCTTGGCGATGTTGGTCTGCCCTTCGACCTTGATCTGCGCGATCTTCTCGGCGGACTCCGCCTTGATCTTCGCGACCGTGATGCCGCCCTGCGCTTCCTGCAACTGCTGCTGGAGCTGCTCGACCTGCTGCTGGAGCTGTTTCTCTTTCGGCGACATCTTCCCGTCGTCCTTGAGGGACGGGAAGAACCGCGTGCCATCCTTGTAGCCGAGCGAGCCGAAAATCTCGTGCGTGACCTCGGCCTTGTCCATCATCTGCACAAGGTCGGGAGCAATGCTCTGAATGGACTGAATACCCATCTGAAACTTCTGGAGGCGTTTCATCGGGTCGGTGCTGCCGAAGCCGACGCTGACGGTCGTGTTGACCGGCTGATCGAGCAAGCGGAACGCCTGCATCCAGTCCTGCGTCTTCGCGCGGTTCGAGACGAGACCGAGCACCTTCTGGTCGCTCTCGAAGATGCGCGACAGCTCGACGAAGTCGGCGAGGACGTGCTGGACCCAGGTGATGCAGAAAGTCTGGAGCTGCAACTCTGCGACGATGTCGGCATTGTTGCCGAGCAGCTCGGTGGTTCCGACCGGAGTGTCGCCGCCGAGTTTGAGCGCACCGATCGTCATGCCGCTAAACTGGCCGGCCAGCTCATCGAACTCCATATTGAAACGGTCCTGCTCCTGGTACGAGGAGCTGGTCACGTCCTTCGTTTCGAGCTGCTTCACGTCGCCGGCCGGGTCAGTCGTCAACGTGACCGAGCCAGGCACATTGCGCATGAGTGAGCGCGAGTCGACCATCTGCCCGCGCTTGACGAGGAAACGATTGTTCAGCACCAGCATCACGTTGTCGCGGCGCTGGTTCGTAACGTCGTTGATGCCCTCCTGCAAGCCCTTCACCATCTCGACGGGGCCGCTCGGGTACAGGCGGTGCGGCTCGATCGCGACGCTGCCGAGGGTGTACGGGCGCTTGCGACGACCGTAGACCTCCTCGATCGGAACGGGCTCGCTCAGCATCGTCGTCGTGCCGAGTGTTTCATACACCCAATCGAGACCGTCGATGCGAACAACATTGCGATGCACCCACACCGGGCGAAACTTCGAGCCCTGCTGGACCTGCGAGTAGCGATCGAGGCGCGAGTGCTCGCGCGCCATGCGCACGGACATCGCGGAATTGTTCAGCTCGCTCATGCCGGCCATCAGCTCGGCTTCGGTAAAGTCGCGAAGGTACGGCACCTGCGATCCGTAGGCGCGACCGCGGCGGATGCGGCTCGCCAGCTCGTTCGCGAAATACGGCGTCATCTCGATCAAGTACGGAGACGAATTGATCGGATCGAGCCAGTCGCTCGACGGGTGCATCAGAAGGTTCTCGACCGGCACCAGCCGACAGCCTGGCGTGTCGTAGAGCACGACGGGCTCGCTCTCGAAGTTGCCGGTGCGCTGGCCGGCCGAGTCGAACTCGTCGTTGATGATCTCGGCTTCGGCGTAGCGCCACTCCTGGCAGGAGAGAACGACACCCTGAGTCAGCGCGTCATGGAACGCGCCCATGAGGATTTTGAACCACGGAACGGTGGTCTTGAGCCGGTAGTTCAACAGCTCCTTGTGGACTTCGGCGGCGAGCACGTTGTCCGGATCGTCCTCGTCGATCGCGCCGCAGTCGACAACGTCTTTCGTCGAGAAGAACGCGATGGCCGCGGCAGCCTCCAACTTGCGCATCATCGCGCGCGTCTTCGGCCGAAAAATCTTCGACCGCTTGTCGTATTCCGGCGAGTAGAACTTGGAGCCGCTCGCGTGCCGCGAATATGCGTGCGCGAGATTGTCCTCCATGCGGCGACGAACGGCGATGTCGAAGTAATTTTTGCCGACGACGAAATTCTCCTGAGCCATTTTGAGGAAATCGGAGTATCCGCCGCCGGCAAGCGATCCGCCGTTCGATAGCGGCACCGGATTCTTGACGAAGTTGTCTTGACCACCACCCTTCGACGAACCGAAGTCCTGAATGTTGGCGACTGACGAGTCCTGGTTCTTGGCGACGTAATCAGCCATGTTAGATGATCCCCACTTCGATCGCCTTGGTGAGCGGATTGATGCGAATGCGGCCTGCCGAGATGGCCTCGTCGATCTTGCGCTTGCGCTTCGCCTTGCGAGCCGCCGCGTGATCGAGGTCCGTGAGGTACGGGATGCCGCGTCCGCGGGGGTCGCGTTTCATGGCTGAAAGAGCCGCGTAGTCGATGCCGGCTGCGCGCATGCCGAATCGCTCCAGAATCTCGGTGCCGGCCTTGACGAAGATTTTGCGCGACGGGTCGTGCTCGATCTCCATGATCCGGATCGTGTAGCCCCATGTATCGTGCAGATCGAGATTGAACAGATTCATCATCCGCCCGAACTCGTTGATCTGGATCGCCCAGCGCCAGCCGGGAAACCGCTCGTGAAGGACAGCCATGCCGTCCTTGGCGAGAATCTTGAGCGACGCATGGACATCGAAGTCCTCGGCGTTGTCGATCTCGCCCTCCGGCTCGGCAAGCGCATCGCGATGCTTGGTGGGGTTGAACTTGAGCATCAGGGCTTGAACCTCTGCGCCTCGGCGACCGAGCGATGCGGCACCGCGATACCACTGGCAATCTCGGCCTCGCTGCGCGCGAGATGCGGGTTGGCGCGGAGCTTGGCTGCCGCCTCTCGGCGACTATCCAGCGTATCTAGACGGCATGGGATTCCAGTCGGGCCGATGATGCGAGCGCCGGCCCGCTTCTTGAAGTAGTCGTCGCGGGCAGCGATGTACTGCTTTGCCTGTCGAGTGCGCTCGCTCATCTGGCGAGCATGAAGCTCCGTGCCATATTGAGTGAGCGTCGGAGCGATGGCAGTTATGCCAGAATCTGAAACACCTGCCTGTTGCACAGAGCCGCCGATAACGGCGGCCCGGACGCGCAGTCGATCGAACAGCCTGCCGAACATCAGTCGTACCCTGCCGGATCGTTGTACGGTTCGGTGAATTTCCGGCCGTTCGGGAAGATGTAGGTCTCGATCGGGTCCTTCCACGTCGGGTCGACCGTGGAGACGAGCTGGCGCTGGTCGGTCTGTTTGGACTGGACCAGCGGAGGCGGCGTCATGGCTCCGAACTGCGACATCGCGGACCCTCCCGATAGTTGGACCTAGCGCGCCGGCATGGGGGCGACGCGCTAGGTCCGCCAGCTACCCCGGATGGAGCTGGTGGGCCGCAAGCCCGCGCGCAGCATAGCCCTACACCACGTCCGGCTCAAGGGACCCCTCCTCCTCGAACATCTTGACCGGGACTCGATGCGCGAACGTCATTGCAAGCGCGTCAGCGTCGTCAGGAGACGATCCGCCGCGCGAGCGGATGGAATCCTTCGATTCCATCAGGAGGCGCTCTGTGCGCTTCTCGTGGCCGTATCCAGGCGTCACGAGCGACTCGCGCAGGATGTCGTCCGGCGGCAGCACCGCCTCACGCAAGACCCACTCCTTCATGCGCGCCCACATCTCGGCGCGCTTGTTCGCGAACTGCTTCTCCTCGTCCGCTCGACCACCGAACTGCACGCCCATGACAGAGTGGCCGAGCTGACGAAGGCGGTCGATGACGCCGGCACCATAGCCGCCGGTCTCGTCTATGAAGACCGAGTCGGGGCGATGGAAGCGAATCTTCTCAGCGACGATCGACGCGATCTGCATCGAGTCCGCGATGTTGTAGCGGTAGACGATCGGCGTGACGTAGCGGCCCTTCCGCATGCGGATGACCGTCTGGTCCTTGCCTTGGCGCGCAACGTCGACGCCCATCTGCAACGGGATCGACTGCGGGATGAGCCGCGGATCAAAGCCCTTGTAGCGTTCGATGGCGCCAGCGACGAAGCCCGGCGGGATGAAGCTGACGCTGGTGTTGAGCGGAAACAGGCCGCGCACGCGCACGCGCACGAAGTCGGAGTCGATGCCGTAGTCTTCGATCCACTCCTCGAAGCGCCGATGGTCGGCGTTCTTGGAATCGCGACCGTCAACCTGAATGTGCGTCCAGCGATGCGCGAAGCGACCGAAACACTCGAAGAAGCGGCCCTCGGCGTCAGTCGGGTTTCCGAACGCGAGCCAGATGCCGCGCGTCGTGAACGCGCCCTCAGCGACCTCCCAAATCGACGTGGCGATGGTCGATGCCTCGTCGAACACCATCATGACCATGTCGTCGTGCGTGCCGGCGAAAGCGTTCGGGTTGTTCTCGCTCCACGCGATTGCCGCCGCGTACCACTGATTCGGACGCCACTTGCAGATGTAGCGCGTCTGCGTCCACTGGAATTGCCAGTGGTTCAGTGCGAGCGTGCGCCACTTCTCAAGCTCGCGCCACGTCGCTGTCGAGAGCTGCGCTTGAGTGCCGGCTGTGACCTTGCACATCGAGCGACCATAGACGCTCTCGAACCAATGGATCAACCACGCAAGCAGCGCAGTCTTGCCGATGCCGTGCGCTGCGGCGACCGCGATGCGCACGAGTGAAACACCTGCACGTAGCTGCTCGCCGATTTCGTTGAGGATGATGGCTTGCCAAACGTCGAGGCCGCGGCCTTCGAGCGGCCCCTTGCCCCACGGATAGACAGCAAGTACCCAACCGAGCGGGTCGTATTTGAACTGACCGACGAACGCAGCCCATGCCGCTTGCTCGGCTGGCGAGCGTGGCTCGCGGGAGAAGACGGAACCATCAGCCATCTTTCAGCGCCTCTTGGCTCGGAGAGAGCCATTCGTGCTTGAGGCCCCTTCGCTCCAGTTGCCACTTCGCGTAGGCGGGATTGCCTCCGATCATCCAGCGTATGATCGGCGCCGCTTCCTTGCAAATCCACACGTCGGACTCTGTCTTGATCCACAGAGCACCAGCGACGAAATTAGGTCCGATTACCCGGAGGAGGCGTTCCTTCATCTTTTGCCTCTGCTTGCGGCAGCAGACCCTTGGGCCGCTGGAGCTGAGCGAACGTGCGCGTATCCTTGAACTCGCCGCGAATCGCCGTCGACGCCTCGATTGCCTGGTTGCGCGCTTCTTCGATCATGCGCATCATCTCGTCGGCGCTGATGACGTTTGCGCCCTCGCGAACCCATCCGCGAATCTTCGCGAGCAACTCCATCGCCGGCTGTTTCGGCTCCAGCTCGATCTCGCGCGACTTCACGCCGCCGTATTGGTCGTAGGTGATCTTGTACTTGCGGATGAGACGCCGCTTCGCAAGCGGCAGCGCCTCCTTCATCTCGGCCAGCGTCATCAGCTCGGCGCTGTCGTTGGCGCCAGATGGTTTCGTGACGCGCACGTAGTCGGTGATGTCGCTGTCGATCGTTTCGATCAGGCGGCGCAAACCGAACGTCTGGTCGACGCCGAGCGCGACCATTGCCGGTTTCAGGCAGTCCCCGACTTGCTCCTGCACGTAGGGAACGTGCAGCAGCCGATCGCCCTTGATCTTGTCGGTCGGCAGAGGGTTCTCGCCGGGCCGGTATACCTCGCGGTATGCCTGCCCGGAATCCATGTTCTCCGCGAAGATTCGCGCGAACGCGAGCGCGCGCAAACGCCGCTGGCTGATGACCGGCGCGAGGCGAATGACCGGCGGCTTTTTCTGCTTCTCGGCTCGAAGCGTCTTCGGTTTCATGCGGGAGGAATCGGCGGGTCTTTGCCCCGAAGGTAGCTCATCCACACGGAGACGCCAAGGCAGATCGCACAGTACCCATTGAAATACCACTCCGTGATGCGGTTATCGAGGATGAGGACGATGAACCCCCACGTCGTCGTGATGCCGCACGTACATGCGAGCAGGCGGTCCCACGACAGCTTGCCGTCGACGACGAGCAGGTCGGCGAAGTCGAGGCCGCGCTTGTGCAAATTCCACAGGATGCGAAGCAGGATCGCGATGCCGAGCAGCAAGAAGAACTCGATGTTATCGACGTGGCCGCCCGTTAGCCACGAGATGAGCCCTGGCGAGGGCGCGGGCGCGATGACGACGGTAGTTGGCGTGTCGCTCACGACCGGACGAGCTGCGCGTAGTAGCCTTCTATTTTCTCGACGTAGGTGCGGGTCTGCGCGGCGTTAGCGTTTCCGGTGATCTCCGGCAGCGCATGAATGATCGAGGCGTAGTCGAGCGCGCCGTCAGCGGCCTTCTGCGCCTCGACCATGTTGCCGATGCCGGCGTTGTACGACGCGAGCATGAGACACCAGCGATCAGCGTAGCGGCGATTCGGATTCTTCCACTCCGCCCACATCTTCGCGTCGTATCGCACAGAGGCGAGAATGTTGTAGTACGGATCGAACACGTCAGCGGCGGCCGGGAAACTCAGCTCTTTCCACAATTCTGCCTGCGTGTCCGGCATGAGCTGGCCGATGCCCTTGGCGCCGACCGGACTCACGGCCTTCGGATCGAGCTGTGATTCTTGGTAGAACTGCGCCTTGCAGCGCAGCCAGTCGAATCCCGGCGGCATGAAGCGCAGGACCGCGCTCTTGATGAGGGCGTCGTAGGTGCTGGGGATCACCGCTGATTCCTCCGCGAGAGCAGGCCATCCATGCGTCCGTCGATCTTGTCGAAACGCTCGTAGACCGACTCGAACATCGACTGCAATTCCGACTTGGTCGGATAGTCGCGCATCTCTTTAGCGTTGTCGACGCGAAGCTGCGCCAGCTCGCGCTGGAGGGCAGCGGCTTGATGTTCAAGCCTGGCTGTTGCTTCTCGATGCTCGATGGTTGACGAGCGCAGCGCAGCGTCGTGCTGGCTGCGATGATCGGTGATGACCCTGTCGCGCTCTTTGCGCATAGCGCATACCGCCTGATCTATCTCGCGCTTGGTGTCCCGAAACCGCTTTTCGATCCAAAGGATCGGCCCGGAAATCGCCCCAGCCAAGGCAGTCGAGTACGCGATAATCTCCTCGGGGCTGAGGTCCACTTCACGCATCTCCCCTGAACCAAATGTGAAACGGGGACCGTACATAGGTCCCCGTTTAGGTTCGCTCCGCTCAGAAGCGGATGTCGATGGCGAAG